GTGATCGGTCTGACTGCCACGCCGTTTACCAAGGGGCTTGGTAAGGTGTACAGCCATGTGGTCAACACGGTCACCACCGAAGACTTGGTACTGAGCAAGAATCTTGTGCCGTTGCGCGTGTTTGTGGCAAAAGAAATTGATATGACTGGGGCAAAAAAGGTTGCAGGGGAATGGTCAGATAAAGAGGCGACTGAGCGCGGCATCAAGATCACAGGTGACGTTGTAAGCGAGTGGGTGCGCATGACGCATGAGATTTACAAGATGCCGAAGAAGACGATTGTGTTCTGCGCATCGGTCGCGCACGGCGCTGACTTGGCGCAGAAGTTTCAAGAGGCGGGGTACAACTTCATACCGATTTCGTACAAAGATGATGACGAGTACAAGAAGCAGGTGTTTGCGGATTTTGCAAAACCTGACACTGGCATTCACGGCTTGATCGCTGTAGATATTTTGACTAAGGGGTTTGACGTTGCTGACGTTTGTATTGGTGTCAGCGCCCGACCATTCTCAAAGTCGTTGTCATCACACATCCAACAGATGGGTCGCGTCATGCGCAGCCACCCGACCAAAGAGTTTGCTGTGTGGATCGATCATTCAGGAAATTACTTGCGGTTCAAGGATGACTGGGATGACGTATACGCAAACGGCTGCGGCGAACTGGATGACGGTCGTGAAAAGACCAAACCTGAGTTGACTGAAAAAGAGAAGAAAGCATCAAAATGCCCGAAGTGTGGTCACCTGTGGGGTGCGTCAGACGTATGCTCACATTGCGGATTTGTTCGGCAGCGCGTGAACGAGGTGTTGGTCAAGGCGGGTGAGTTGGAAGAGTTGGGTATCACCACTAACGAAGCCGCATCGTACCGCCGCCAATTTCACTCAGAGTTGTTGGGCTACGCTGAGATGATGGGATATCAGGCGGGATGGGTGTATCACCAGTTCAAGAAAAAATTTGGGTTAGAGCCGCGCAAAATGACCAATGTCGCAGCCCCGCCATCACCTGAAACTGTTGGTTGGATCAAGCACACTTTAATTGCATACCGAAAAGCGACACAGAGATGAATTTTATAGATTTTGTCAGAGCGCACGGTTTGATTGTGCGTGACATTGATGTTGGTCGATGGGTGCGCGTTCCAACCGTGGATCACCCGCACAGCAAGAATGGCGCGTACAAGTTCATGGGTGATGTGGGGTTCGTTCAGAACTGGGCTGAACAGACTGAGGTTGTGGTTTGGAAGCCTGAAAAGGATTACGTCATCGATCCCAAGGTAGTTCTCAAGGCGAAGACGTTCGATGCTGAGTTGAACCGTGGGCGCGTGCAAGCCGCTGAGAAAGCAATTTGGATCATCAATCAGACGCTGCAGGCGCGACACGATTACCTTGACTCAAAAGGTTTCAAGGATGGTACGGGCTTGGTTTGGTACAAAGATCAGCGTCAGACCTTGGTCGTGCCGATGCGTGCGGGTGGAAACGTGGTCGGAGTCCAGTTGATTGACGAAGAGGGCAACAAGAAATTCTTGCGAGGGCAGCGCACTAATGACGCAACATTCACGTTCGGCACAGGCGATCCTATCTTGTGCGAGGGTTATGCCACGGGTCTGTCTATCCATGCCGCTGTGACCGCTCTACGCGCCCGTAGAAGCGTTGTTGTGTGTTTCTCAGCGGGTAACCTGTCGCGCATCGCCAAGGCGCTTAACGGCGTTGTAATCGTGGCTGACAACGATGCATCAGGTACGGGTGAGAGAGTGGCGCAGGGGTACAAGTATTGGATGAGCGACACCGTGAGTGAAGACTTCAACGATTATCACAATCGTGTTGGGTTGTTTCAGGCGGCGCAAGCGTTGAGGAAGTTTTTGAATGGATGAAAATTCAGAGGAGTTCAGGCATCAGTGTTTGGTCAGATACGTTATTAGGTGGCGTATTAAAAACAGGAACGAGGCGCTTGCATTTATTTCACGTTGGATGGAGAAGCACCCAAAAGATTTGTTAGAGCAGGATGTGTACAAACAATGGAAGTTAGGCAACCGTGGTATTCACAAAGACTGGAGAATTAAAAATGAGTAAACATTTATCGGATTTTCAGAAGTCATTTCTAGCGCGTGGCACAGGGCAGACGCTGTTCACTCAAAAGGAGTTCGATCAGGGGCTTGCGATTGAGGAAGCCAAGATTATGACCATCTCCATCGAAACGACCAAGACAGCAATTTCGATTGAGCGCGAAGAGTGCGCCAAGATTCTTGATGAAATGATCAAGGGGCTTGAGGGTGTTGACGCGATGCCGTTGGTGGTTGGTGTGGCGCTTGATCAGGCGGCGAAGAAAATTCGGAACAGGATGAAAGCAACATGATTTTTATCGGCTTAGACCCCGGTAGCGCATCGGGCGCTTGGGGCATTATCAACCACGATGAAGACTTTATCGGTTGCGGCGACATCAAGAGCATTGACGGTCGTGTTGACGCGATTGAGTTGTACGACACCATCATGTCGTCGGTCAACGCTTATGACACAGCGATGATCGCGGTTGAGTCTGTTCACAGTATGCCCAAGCAAGGTATCGCATCAACAGCAAAATTCATGCGTGCTGCAGGGGTCATAGAGGCTGTGGCGGCGCTTACGCGCTACCCGTGTACCTTGGTTACCCCCCAAGCGTGGAAGAAGTACCACGGGCTGATTGGATCGGCTAAGAGCGCAAGTCTTGACACTGCGCGGCTGCACTGGGAAGATGCTGATTTGCGACTGGTCAAACACCACGGTCGCGCTGATGCACTTTTAATGGCGTTATGGTTAAAAAGAAAAAATCATGGTTAAAGAAAGGGAGATGCGAATTGAGCGAAAGAAAGATCGACCCGCATAAAGCAATTGATTTTATTTTTGAGAACGCCCCCAAACTAGCTCATGCAAAATCGGATCGTATTTTTTTAGAAGAGTTTCGCAAGTCTAAGAAAGCGATCCTGATGCAGCAGTCAGGGCAGACGGTGGTGTCGGCGCAAGAGCGGGATGCTTACGCCCACCCTGAGTACATCGAACTGCTGCGGGGGCTGCAGGAGGCAGTAGAACAGGAGGAAACAATCAGGTGGGGTTTGATAGCGGCACAGGCACGAATTGAGGTATGGCGATCACAGGAAGCAACAAATCGCTCACAGGATCATTTGACACGGTAAAAATGTTAATTTAAACTAAACGCTCTTACACGGAGGATTTATGAAACCAGTATTTCAATACGAAGAAAAGAAGTACACGCCAATTAGTTTGGAAAAGGCAGCAACTCGACCCAATAGCTTGAAATTTCTTCAAGCACCAAGCCGTGTTGCAAACTCTGTAATTTACCCCGATGGGCGGCGCGTATGGGACAAATGACTATTTGGGACTGGGCGTTTGTTTTCTACTCTGTAGCGGCTTTTGTTGCGTGTGGTGCTTGGCTATGGGCTACCCGTGAAAAGCCGCTCACAGACCCGTTTAAGACGTTTGATGCGCCGTGTCGCTGCGATCATCCTATTAAATGCGACTTTTACGACAAATGTATGAGAGGAAAAAATGGAACGTGAAATATTTAAAGCATGGTGTGTGTTTATTTTGATTATTGCAATAATTGTGGGGGTGTGTAATGCGTTCTGAAAACATAAAAATGGCATTGAATTTTGAAGACTCAAAGCGAATTGATAATAAACCGTTAGAAAGTTTGCAGGAATATGTTGAGTTGTGTGCCGCTCAAGCACGGGCTATTGAAAATTACGCACGGGCGCTGAACATTTTGAAAGATGAATTGGACAAATTGAAGGGTGCAAAATGAAACACAAACACTACGATTGCATCGTTGCATGGGCTGACGGGGCGCAGATTCAAGCTAGACCAAATGGCTCTACTGTTTGGGCTGATTTTTGTAACCCGCAGTGGGATGCTAATCACAGTGAGTACCGCATCAAGCCAAAGCCTGATATATACAAATACGTTGATGTTAGAGCGGTTAGGGATGGCATTTGCCAATGGACTACTTGCCTGCCTGAAGAAGCAAACTTGGGTCTGATCTTTGACGGCGAAACAAAACGATTAAAAACTGCGGAGGTGATGAAATGAACGAACGATTAAAAGAGTTAGCTGAACAAGCGGGATTGCCTTATCACGGTGTAGATATTGAACGCTTTGCCGAGCTTGTGCGCGCTGATGAGCGTGACAAATGCGCTTCTGACTACCTGCAAGACTGCTGTGATGCTGTTGAGGCTGCGTTGCTTGAAGAGCGTTTCATGGAAGATAGCATGAGGACTCAGATCGGCGGCGATCACTACAGCAAATTAGCGATACAGCCGATGGAGTACAGCCTCGCAAACAACCTGAACGCAGCGCAGCACACAGCTATCAAGTACGTTACACGATACAAAGACAAGGGCGGCATTGAAGATTTGAAGAAAGCTATTCACACAATTCAATTCTTGATTGCATTTGAAGAAAGGGGTGTTTAAATGAAAGTTGAATCGGCAATTAACTTGCAGGGTACGGTCGTAACAGTTGGCACAACGACTGATGAAATTATGTTTAAAAAGGCTGACCAGTTTGCTGCAGAGATGGCGAACAAAACACAAGTGGTGGCAGATGATGGCGTTCGCTTAATCTCTGTCGCAGGATCACGCCGCGCATGGATGCACCGCAAACTGGATGCGTGGATTGACGGGGTGGAAGAATGACTAAAGACAACAGCACAGGCAAAGACAAGGAGTTTTACGACCTTGGCAAGAAGATGTTTGACCATATACAAGTGATTAGAGCAAGGTCAGAGCCAAAAATGATGACGGAAGAAGACGAAGCCTTTGACGAGATTGAGCGCAAGCAACAGCAGCGGGTCGAGGACAGCATACGGCGCTCAGCACAAGAGAGTGCGTTGCATTTCATATCTGAGAGTGACGCAATTGAACTAGGCATGATGACGTTACGCAAGGCGTATGAGATCGGCTATCGTGCAGGTATGTATACAGAGCAGAGGAAGAAGAATGAGTGAGCCATCACCAAATGTCACAGTCGCTCGCGCATTGCAAGAGGTAGGTCGCGCCACATCAACCGTGTTAATAAAGATGACAGGCAGACCGCAGAAGTCTGTCATGAACACATTGAAAAATCTGCATCACCAAAGCAAGATTCATATCGGTGCGTACACGGTCAACAAACGTGGTCAGATAGCAAAGATATGGGCGTGGGGCGACGGTGACGATGCGCGAGAGCCGATCTCCAATCAAGACAACACAAGGTTCGTACCTCGCCCTGACATCGCTGCTTGGTGGATGCATGACCAAGGATGAGCGCAAGCACCTGTCCAAAGTTGCAGCCTTGGGATGCATGGTGTGTCGCCGTTTGGGGTACGAAGACACCCCTGCGGAAATACATCACCTGCGAACTGGTACGGGGGGCGGTAGGCGCTCTTCGCACTTCGATGCTATCCCAGTTTGCCCTGAGCATCATCGCGGCGCTACGGGCTTCCACGGGCTTGGCACGAAAGGGTTTCCTAAGCACTATGGGTTTACTGAGGCAGACCTGCTTAAAGACGTTAAGCGTTTGACTCAGACGGATTGTTAATTTACTATTAACGCTTAACCCATTTTGGAACGATAATGAAATTTATTGAATTGTTTGCGGGTATTGGTGGCTTTCGCTTAGGATTGGAACGAGCGGGTCACCAGTGCGTTTGGGCGAATGAATTTCTTGCAAAACCACGGAGTATTTATGAATACAACTTCAAGCACAAACCTGACGGAAGAGATATCAGAGCAATTCACATTGATGAAATCCCCGATGCAGATTTACTCGTTGGAGGATTTCCATGCGCAACTTTCAGTGTTGCAGGGCGGCGATCAGGATTCTCCACAGAAGATACTAGAGGTACTCTCTTTTTTGAAATCTGTCGAATCCTCATGGGTAAAAGAATCCCATATTTATTCCTTGAAAATGTTAAGGGATTGCTCAACCACGACAACGGAAGAACCTTTGGAATTATCATCGCAAGTTTGGATGAACTGGGGTATGACCTGCAGTGGGAATGTCTTAACAGCGCGAATTTCGGAGTCCCACAGAACAGAGAAAGGGTTTTTATTGTCGGAAATCTTAGAGGATACCCCCGACCCAAAGTATTTCCTGTCGGAATCTGCCGCCCAAACGATAGCGTTCAACACGGAGTGGAACAGAATAAAGGGGCGGGGGTTCGGGGCAAAAGTGGTATCAATGTCGGAACACTCTGTCACAGACTTTACAAGGGCGACACTAACAATTACTACATTGAAGGAGAAGTACGAACAGGAACTGGAGGAACTGAGGAACAGCCAACCGCAGGAACAGAAAAAGCAAATGAACCTGTTCGACCAGTGTTGACACCTGATAAAAAAGAGAAGCGACAAAACGGTCGGCGCATGAAAGAACACAACGAACCTGCGTTCACGTTGACGGCGCAGGACAGGCACGGTTTGATGGTGGGAACGAAGATCAGAAAATTTACCCCGTTGGAATGCGAGAGGTTGCAGTCGCTGCCCGACAACTGGACTAAGTGGTATGCAGACGGTTCAGTAGTTTCAGATTCACAGAGGTACGAACGGTGCGGTCGAGCAGTGACCGTGAATGTAATTTATGAAATAGCTAAGAGATTAAAAAAATGAAACAAATATTGATGAATGAAATAAGCAAAGTGTCAGACAACGAAGTTGCATTGATGTTGAGTTCAGGCATTGACTCCAACTGCTTGATGTTCGCGCTGCTAGAGGCGGGTAAGAGCGTTCACGCATACACATTCTGTTTGGATGACAGGGTATCAACAGACGCACTATTGGCGCGGCGCAACGCTGAAACTTTTGGTGTGAAATTCACGTTGATATCACTTCCGACAAATCCTGAAATTTTAATGAACGATCTTATTTGTTTGGCACGAATAGGTGCAAGATCGAAGACAGATTTTGAATGCGGGTTTCCTATGGTTTACGTTTACCCTCGCGTTAAAGAGCGAGTTATGTTTTCAGGTATTGGTGCTGATGATCATTTTTGTTTGACGAAAAAAGGAATGATTTATTTTAAAAACGACATTGATAAGTTTCGCAACATTCAGTTCAGCAAACCAAACAATTGTCAGAAGCAAATTCACGATTGGTTATGCGTTGCGCACGACAAGGTGTGGGTCACGCCCTACTTGGTGCAAGAGATGCAAGACCACTTCCACGGTAAGTCGTGGGATGAGGTCAACCTCCCCCGTCAGAAGCAACCTATCCTTGATGCGTTTCCTGAGCAATTTAAAAAGATAACAGTGCGCAAGCACCAAGACTTTCAAAAGGGTGACTCAGGTATATCAGACGTATTTCAATCGCTTGTTGATACGGATTACAACAAACACGGGTACAAATCCGCTGTCGGCATTTACAACACAATTTTGCGGGAAATTTTATGAAATCTTGGACATTTGAAAGCAAAGAAATTGCAAGTACGTTTGACTCGCACGTTCGTGAGCAACTTCCTTGGTACGACATGGCGACCGATGCTGTGGCGTACATCGTGAAAAACTATTTGCGTGATTACGGCGACATCGTTGATATCGGCTCATCTACTGGGAACATGATTGACAAGCTGATGCCGTTGATCAAAGAAAGAGAGGCAGACATTTATGCGATTGATGACAGCACAGAAATGGTTAAGGTATTGAGAAAAAAGTATGACAACAATTGTTCGGTAAAAATTAGTGAATACGATGTGTCAGAGGATGGAATACCATCGGCAGATGTTTACATCGTATTTTTAACCATGATGTTTTTGCCTGTTGTTTCACGCGAAAGGTTGCTTGATGAAATGCGCAGCAAGGTGCGCAACGGAGGCGTGATCATCATCGTTGATAAGGTGGCAGACCATAACGGGTACTTCGCTACGGTACTCAAGCGCCTGACGATGCACTGGAAGCTGCTGCAGGGTGCGAAGCCTGAAGATGTGCTGACCAAGGAAATGAGTTTAGCGGGGGTTCAGATACCCTTGGATACCGACCTGATACCTGACGGGAAGCTGTTCTTCCGTATGGGTGAATTCGCGGGTTGGGTGATCGAATCGAAAAAAAACAACAAAAAACCAAAAAGTTGCGTTTAATCTGAAATGTTCATGTTATATTAACGAAACTGACAACACGGTCAGGACATTGAAAAGGAAGTGAAATGAACCAAGCCCGTAGAAATATCATCAACAACCAAATCTCAACACTTCAAGACGTTGAAAGTCAATTAACTGATGTTCTTGAAGGTGAGCAAGACGCTTACGACAATATGCCTGAGAGCCTGCA